CACCGTTAGCACCTGTTCCGCCGCCACCCCAAGAGTAGCCGCCTCCGCCTCCAGCGCCTGGTCGACTTCCGCCTCCTGCTTGCCAGCCTCCGCCACCGCCTGTTCCTCCAGTACGATAGCCTCCGCCACCACCAACTAATGCTCCGCCAGTGTTATCTGCATATTGAGTTACACCAGGGCCGCCTGTAGGTCCATCAGGTGCGTTTCCTCCTGCACCTGCTCCAGATCCTGCTGATCGAGATGCTCCCGATCTACCTGATCCGCTGTAATCTGCATTATTTCCACCAGGGCCACCTCGGTCACTTCCACCGTTTCCACCATTTGCAGTACTACCAAAAGCAGAAGTTGATCCTCCTGCTGCTCCAGCGGAACCTTGTTGAGAGCCATTACCTGTTTGAGGTCCACCAGCTCCAACTGTAAAAGAATAGTTTCCAACTGGAATAGATACTGAAGATTGATTTAATCTTACAATAGCAGCAGCTCCACCTGCACCATCAGGTGCATGAACTGATCCACCGCCACCTGATCCACCGCCTCCAGCGATAAATCTAGCAAAAGTATTAAATCCAGGTTTACTTGGAACTTTAGTTAATTCGAATGTACCTGAAGTATTAAATTGATGAAGTTGATATTCTTCTGCACCACTAGTAAATGTAGAAATAGTTCCACCCGTTGCTAAAATAATATTTAGTCCACCAGAAAATCCAAACCCTCTTGCTGAACCTCCGCCTCTAGTTGTTATTAGTGGCATTAATTACTCCTATGCAAATTGTGTTTGTGAAGCTAAAACTGTAAAAGTTGTAGCTGCAGTTTTAATTGTAGTGTACGTGTAAACATCTGTAGAGTTTGTGTTACCTGATGTAGGAGCAGAACCACCTTGCCAGACAGTTGTTACGTTAGTCGTTGTACCGTCTACTTGTACTTGAGTATTGTAATAGGCTGTTCCACCTTGAGGCACCATGTGAACTGCAGTTAGAGATTCTCCAGTATCTAAAATCGAATCCATAGTGTTTGAACCATCACCTCTAATGTTTACAGTCCAGTTTGCTGCTGCATCAGTTGTATATTGAAGAACAGCTTGAGTGATAACATCAATTACAGCTGTACTTGTTGCTGTTGCTGTTTGAGTTACTTTTTCCGCAACTTGTTCAATTTTACCTGCACCTAATGTAACTCTTCCGATTCCTTTTGGATTTATGTTTCAATCAAGATTAGTATCATCTCCTCTAGCAGAAATTGCTGGTGCATTCCCTGTAGCAGCATTTTTAACTTGAACTTCATTTACAGCAGAAGCTGTAGTTGAAAATTTAATTTGTTCGTTACCGCTTTCATCACCTATAAAGTTAGTATCATCTATTAAAATGTTATTTCCATTAGCATCTAAGTTACCACCTAATTGAGGTGTAGTGTCTTCAACAACATCTTTTAAGAAAAATACATCAACTACATTTGTGCCGTCTGAGAAAACCATTACAGTTTTTCCTGCAGGAATTGCTACCCCTGTTCCAGAAACAGTTTTGATAGTTAGTGTGAATCCTGCTCTAGTAGTACCGTCTACTACGATATAAGTTTTTTCAATTCCATCTGGAACTAAAACTTCTCTATCTGCTGCTAAAGTACCTGTTAATTTTAATACAGCGTTTCTTGCATTTGATAATGCTGCATTTGTCATTGCAAGAGTTACATCTGCTGATGCAACATCTATTTCTTCATATCCTGCAATTGCTTGTTGTACTAGGTTTAAATTTGTATTTGTTTTATCGCCCCAAGTACCAGAGTTTTCCCCTGTTACCATAAGTTCGAGTTTTAAATCTGTAGAATAACTTGATGCCATAATTTTTATCCTTTTTTAAATATAGTTAAATTTTATTCTTACTAAGCCGCTATGTCAACAACGGTCCATGTTGGTTCAGAACCTGGATCTACAACAGCCCACGCATTTAAACCTATTATACCAGTGGTAGCAGAGACTGTCACTCCTGTTGCATTAACTTCTGCACTAATTCCTGCTAAGAAATTACCAATAATAATTGGTCCAAATTGAACTCCAGTTGGTTCAACTCTTACATTAGTAAATGCATTTTCATTGCCTAAATTTATAGATAATTGATCTAAAGCCGTTAAAGTAACATTAGCATCACCCGTTACAAATACATCTTCAGTATTTGAAGTTGTAGGGATACCAACAGCATCAATTTCAATTGATGGAATAGCAACTTCTTCTCCACCTTGAGATATATCAGTACCTACAGACTGACCCCATTGACCATCACCCCAAGCTGTTTCGCCCCAAGGCTGTGCTGAAGCTGTAGTTACTTGTACCTCTACAACCTCTCCTCCAAATGCATCTCCTAGAGTTGAATTGATTAAAATACCCTCATCAATAACAACTGGAATTTCAACAGTTCCTACAGCTTGGAAAGCAATTTGTTCTCCAGAAACTTCAACATTAGCGTCAGCTGAAATATCAGGTTGACCAGTTATAACTGTTACACCGTCTCCAACACCCCACTGTCCTGAACCCCAATATTCAGTTCCCCATTCGTCATGAGAAGGTGAAGTTACAGGAACTGTAACAAGTTCTCCTCCAAATTCATCTCCAGTAAATGTTTGTAAATCTGTTATACCAGTTAAAAATACTTCAGCACTAGCTCCTGCTACTGCGGTAGCTGTTGTTGTATTTAACTGTTCTCCTGTTACGCCAGCATCAACACTTACAGTTAATTCTGCAGAACCTTGGTCTGTATCCATTCCAGATATTTGACCCCATTCTGCATCACTCCAAACATCTAATCCCCAAGGAGTTCCTTTACCAGGTGTTACTACTGCTACTGAAATATTTTCAAAATCTTGATTCCAAACTAATGAATTCCAAGATAATCTTCCCCAACCCTGATTGTTAAATGCGTCTGCTGATCCTACTGTTGTACTAGCAGTTTGATCACCACCATAGGTTTTAGATCCCCAAGTTTGAGAACCATATGCGGTAAGGCCCGCTGACACTACCTGTACTGTAATATCTGCCATTGGGCCTCCCGTTTAAATTATGCGATTCTTAATATTGCTGCTGATGAAGTAAATGCTGGAAATTGAATTGTAAAAGTTCCAGATGTTGCTGTTTTATCTGCACCAAAATCTAATACGCAAACTGCTTTACCAGTTTCAGTTGTATTATAAATTAACGCTCCTCTTGCAGTTAAAGTTACTCCTGTAAAAGAAATATCGTTAAAATCAACAATTGCTACTCCATTTGAAAGAGACACTTGTTGGTTTTGTAATACTCCGCCTCCAGCTGCATATGTTCCAGAAGGCGATACTTCATTACCTGTAGTATATGAAGTTGTTGCAGCGCTTAAAACCGCTGTTGATTTGTATAGTGCACACTTAAAAGAGTCTCCACCACTTTCTAAATCATGTATTCCTTCAAGAATTTCTTTCTTAAAAGAATTACAAACTGCTTGTGATATTGCCATAATTAATTCTCCTTAAAAATTATTTACTGTTAGGTGATGGCGAAGGAATTTGAACCCTTGGCACACCATCCATATACTCATCTCTACGTCTTCTGCCCATTTGCTCCAACGCAAAACTTTGTATAGCTACATTATACTTGTCTGAATAGAGTTTGTACATATCCATTGGACCTTTTAAAAACTCGTAAGCTTGAACCATTGTAGCGTAAAATAATAAGTCAGGAACATTATCTGATAAATAAGTTGTCGTATTTGTAGCAGATAAATGATCTGGAGTATAAATATAGCTTAATTGAACTTGATATTGAGCATCTGGAGTAGGAGCCATAATTAATGTGGTCTCTTTCCAATTTGCATAATATTTAGGCACTCCTGTAGCACCTGTAGAATTATACTCAAAAATAAAACTAGTGTCTCTTTTGTCTAAATATTCTTTGGTTGTTGGGCTTTGATTAGTGTCAAAAACTAAAAAGGATCTTACAATAATAGCTCTTCTAGTCGATGTTAAACCAGAACTTGAATTAGCATTAGGTAAATTTAAATAAGGTGAATTAATATTTACATTTGCAGTAGCATATTCTCTAGCATAATCTGCATCTACTTCTCTAAAAATACGTAGCTCAGCATCACGAATCATGCTATCTAAAATAGAATCTGTAAGAACAGAAGAGTCAACTTCAGTGTAATCTCTAATTTTTTGTAATAGTTCTGAATAAGTCATATTAAGTAATTGTTATTGTAACATTTCCAACAACTGAACCCAACTGTCTTTTGTTATTTTCTTCTAAAGGGTCTATAGCTGGTTGCATACCATTTGATAAAAATTGTCCTGGCCAATATTGAGGATCTAAATACACTGTCACTGGTGCAGCCCTTTGTGGTCTAGCATTCCATAAAGCTACAGGATCTGCTTTTTTAGGTCTTGGATCTAGTTGTGGGTGTTTAGCTTCAAACTCAGATATATGAACCCATGAACCATTCCATTCTTTTACCATTTCTGTGTATGGAAAAGCTTGTCCTGATCTATCTGAGATGGACTGTGAATATTTACCTTTTGCGTATGCCATTATGACCCCTGTGGAAAGTAAACATTAGGTGTAATGTAAACAGAAGTTCTCTGTCCATCTTCTTCTAATGCTCTTTTTAATTCATCTTCGTATAATAATTTTAATGCTT